GGCGGCGGCCTGGTCTTGCTCATTGTTCTGGTATCGCAAAATCCCCTTCAGGCGAGCGAATACCACTCCCATCGCCGCGGTAAACAGCAAATGTTTATGCGTCTCCACCGCCCCTTCCAAGATCACACGCACCTCGCCAAACTGCAGCTCACCAGCATTGCTACAGCTCTCGGTGTAGGTTGCGTACCAGTTGATGGCCGGTGCCGGTGGTGCGGCATACTTCTGCTTGTCGATGATCTGGTACTGCATAGTCAGCCCGTCTGCAGAATCCCAGAATCGCATCGACTCGCGCTTGAACGAGGCTTGCAAAGGTGGCAGAACCAGGTACCGAAAGGCATGCGGCCAATTCAGGATGTGCGAAGTGACCAGCTTGCCTTCCACGACCCGCGTCATCAGGAAGGCCGCGTCACGCTCCTCGCTGACGGTCCAGCGGTTATTCAGTACTCGCGCGTCGGCCGCGGCGCCTGTAGTGTTCCGGGGATCAATGTAACCACTCGGATCAGTGCAGAGCATCCTGGTCAGCTCGATTTCGAACTCAATTCGGTAGCCCTTGCTGCCCCAGACATTGGTGATCGAGAGGTCCTGAGGTTTCGGCCCGTTATTGCAATCGCTGTAGGGTGACTCCAGATCCGGATCGCATCGCAGTAGCACCTCATCGTTGACGGAGTAGATAAATATCGCGCGTGGTTGTGACAGCAATGTCTGCACCGCACGCATCCAAGTAGTACCCGTCATGTGCGATGCGAAACCCGGGATCTTCACGCCGTGATTTGTCCCCGTGGCATCTGGGTGCACGGTGCAGGCTACCCGGATATTGAACTTGCTGTAGAGGGCATCTGTACCAGAATCGTCGTAGGTGATTGTCTGGTCGAAACGCAGTGTCTCGCAATCCGTCAGGACTATGCCATTGTAGGAAACGTTGGTGCCGGCCATTATGGCTTCCTCCCGCGGCGAGGCGTCGAGAAGCCGCCCTGTGCGATATCATTCAAGACGTCGACATAGGCTGCCATACCTCCAGCTACAGGTATCTGTCGGGCTAGCCAGGCCAGTGCGGCCCCCCACAACGTTGTGTTTTCAAGGACCGCTAACATCGCATTCGCACCAGCAGAAGCGCCCCAGCCGATCATGTTCTTGAGGTTTGAACCCAGGGACTTGTACTTGAGCGTCCGATCTTCCAGCCGACTCTGAGAATGCACCATGCCTTGATAGGTGTAGCCCGTCGCGGCAGCTAGAGCCATATCTCGCCGAATCTGTTCGGCAATGTACTGGGCCTTGGCCATCGCGAAAGCCCCGCTGTATTGGACCAGGTAATCTTGCATCATCATCAAGCTGGTGCCGGTCCGCTCGATCGTTTGAATGAGATCCTTGAATCCATGGATGACGTTCTTCGTCGCGTCGTATAAATCGCGGTTCTCGGACAGGAACGCCCGCGGCCCACCGGACATGTACATGCCCAATGGTCCCATGGCCCCCAACTGGGCGCCGGTTCGCACGACTTTCTCGGCAGCCACGAATGGTAGCCCCACCGTGTACCGAGCTGCCGTGCCTGCCATGCCGGCCGCCGCACCCATCGCTCCGATCGTGTAGCCAGCCCCCGAGCCGTACCACAGCGTTCGAGCCAGTCGAGACAGCGGTCCGGGGCCTTGCGGCGGAGCAATCGTGACAGGGGCGGTACCTTCGCCGGCGGCCGTCTGATCGTCGTAGCTTCGTCCACCCCCGCCGGCCGTGTACTGCTGCGATCCCTGCGGTGAGCCCCAGAAGACCCGCTGCGATTCGCCGCCCGGCCGGGCCGAGAACTGCGCCATGCTGCCAGTATCGCCCCGGGGGTAAAACATGGTGCCACCGTCCGGCAACCGGACGGTGTAGCCCCCATCCCCGGCGTTGGCGGTCCGGCTGGCCTCCCGCTGGGCCTTGCGGCGCTGCCGGCGCCGCCACCACATGAATGCCCCGCCAGTCAGGACGGTAGCCGCGGCAGTCGCGCCGTAGCCAGCATACCGCTGTCCTCGTGAGCCAGGACCGAATCCACCCCCACCCCCGCCCCGCGCACCACCGCTACCAATCCCAGTTGCTACGGGAACAGCTGCCGGAGCCGGGATGGCTGCTGCGGCGTTCTCAACCTCTTCCGCGGCGTCTTCTTCGTCCTCTTCCTCGTCCTCGTCCTCCTCGTCGACAGCGGCACCCTTTTTGGCCGCCTTAGCCAACTTCGCTCGCCTGCGAAGTTCGCGCATCCCTTCGTCAGCTAACCGACTCCCGACCGCTGTCGTGCTGACGTCAGCCGACCAGTCACCGTAGGCACCCCGCATCTCTTCCAGGGCGCTGATGCTGGCCTCCAGCGTCGTGACCTTGCCCTTCTGCTGCAAAGACAGGATCTGCAGAAGATGGGCCGCCCGCTGCACGAAGGACAGGATCACTCCGGGATGGGCCTTAGCGTAAGCCGCGGAGGCCTTCATCGTGTCCCGCACGGCTGGTGACTGAGCTGTGGAATCCAAGGCATCGCCAACCGTCTGTAGAGTCTGCACGCCTAGACTGACGTGCCGATACTGGTTGCGAATCTTCGCCAGGTCGCCAACCAGGGGCAGGGCGCTGACGCCAGACATCGAAGCCCGCTTTAGGTGCTCCCACCGCTGCTGGGGCTCGTCCACCGCTCGCATCAGGCTGACCAGCATGTTACTGACGTCAGCGATGCCGCTCTGATCGACGAGGCCGGCGATCTCGATGATCTGCTGGATATGATCGATGGCCTGGCGAGTGGTTTGGTCTCCGGCCGCCGGCGAAGCACTGCCACTGATCCGCCGCGCAGCGAACTGCAGGGGATTGATGGATTGCGCCACGGAGGCCACGCGTGACATTTTGGTCGGATCACTGCCAGGCATTCACATCACCGCTTGTTACTCATCCGCCGGTTGGCGAGATATCGCTGATATCGGTAATGACCCTCGGCCGGGTCATCACACATGACCAGGAACCATTCGGGATCTAAGGCGCTGTCGGCTGACGCTCGATCTCCGAAGTGATCTCCGAAGGTGGCGTCGACTGCATGCCGAACGTGATTGGCATGTCGCAAGTGGGCTCGGAATCGGTTGAGCCAAAGTCCGACATAGCGGGGGTAGTCGTTTCGCTCGAGTCTGTCCAGGTCCCCGACTCCGTACTCGACGGCGCAGTCAGCGTATGCCTGATACTTTTTTTTTGATCTTCGAGCCAGAAGTAGAAGTCCGCCAGCAGCCCGAGTTGCTCACCAATGGTCAAGCCTGTCCGTTTGACGGGGTCGAAGGGTTGTACGTTAAACACCTCGCACACCGCCGCACAAGTGATCCGTGTCGCCTCATTATCCCCTTCGTCAATTTGCTTCAGGTGCCGGTCAGCCACGTAGCGCGGATGGCTCTGCAGCTGGAGGTGGATGTCGATTGGATCGACTCTCCGATACTGCGAACCATCCCAGAACCGATAAATCATGCGGCGCCTGTTGTAGGCCCACCGCTGGTACGTTCTCACTCCGAACATTGGTCGCCCCATTCCTGAAAAGTATTACGAGCCGCCTGTGTACTCCGTCACGTCAGTATTATGCAGGATTCCGTCGCGCGCGGTACCATCCTGACAGCGGTGACATTCAAATTGCAAGCCGACAGAAGTAAACTTCGATCCCATGCCATACGGAATCGCATCACGCAAGATGGCGCAGGGGAAATTTAGTGGACGCGTTGCGGAGTTGAGGCACAAGCGAAAGCCCTTGGCTGCCAGCATCAGCGTCCCGACTTCTGCCAAAAGGATCGTCCCCAAGGTGGCATTGACTTCCCGCCTGCGCAGTTTGTCGATCTCGGCCGCGTCCCATCGTGAGAGCTCCATGCGCACCACGCAAATCGCACCGAGCCACTGCACTTCGATCGGAGGTCCCTGCGGACCGCCATGCCGATCGCCGGGAACATTGTGCCAGAACGCACGTTCCTCGACGTCGGTCATGTCCATCGTTTCACCCAACTTGAACAAGTTGCCCACCGTGTTGATAAGCTGTGTGTACACGTTGACTTTACCGGCAATTTGTACGGCATCTGGCATATTCGGATTCCTTTAATACTCGGCTGTCGTCGCGTCGTAGAGCACGCCCTCGGCCGCCCATGAAGCGATAGTCGCGGGCATGCGATGGCATTCAAATTGCAGACCAACGCTCGTGAATTTTGACCCCATGCCATATGGGATCGCGTCTCGCAAAATAACGCAAGGAAAGTTCAACGGACGTGTCAACGTGGACAGCAACAGCCGGAAAGCTCGCGTCGCCAGCATGGCATTTCCCACGTCCGTAGCGACGATCGTGCCCAACGTCGTGCCATACACCTTGCGTTTACGCAGCTCGTCCATGACCACAGTGTCCCAGCGACTCAGTTCCACTCGCACCACGGCGATTGAACCGAGATATTGGACTTCGATCGGGGGTCCTTGGGGGCCACCGTGTCGATCGCCAGGAACGTTGTGCCAGAACGATCGCTCCTCAATGTCGTGCATGTCCTGGGCTTCGCCCAACGTCAGCAGTTCGTTACTGCCACCGTTAACGAACTGCAACTTCAAGGTCACTTTGCCGGTTACGTTGATGGTGTCGACCATGGGATCAGCCTCTGTCTAAAGGATTGCGTTCGCGTACGGCTGGCACGTGTCGATTCGCCAGGCGAGCCGATAGGAAGTTGCGCGTATCGATTTCCAAGGAAGTCGGCCCGTGCAATTGCGGGGCCGTAGCTTTCAACTGTGGATCGGATGTATCGGCGAGTCCAAACACGTTGATGCCCTGCGCGAGGCGGTCGAGATACTCGTGAGCGCGTTTGCGAATTGCATCCGCCTGTGTTTCGTACAGACCCGGCCGTCGATCGAACAAGCCAGCCATAGCAATGGTGCACACGACCTTCTTAAGGTGGGCCGTGCCGTGCGTATCCAACGCCACCAATTGAGCTGACGTGTAGCGTTGTCCGACCCGTAAACTCACGTCGACATCTCCGCAGGCACTCACCAACGCCACTTCGACATTGGGGTGCACGAGGATGTCGTCGCGCAGCAATCGCACGCCATCGTCCGTGGCCAGTTGGCCGATCGTCTCGATGTCGAAGCGTGCGACGAGATCTGCTGTCGTAGCGTACGTGGCCATCAGCTGCTCCCGACGGCACGAGCCGGTTTGTTGCCGACTCGTCCCGTGTTATTCCAGCACTGGACCGAGCTTTACTCGATCACGTTTTGGAAATAGAAGCCGCTCACTGGGGAGGTCATCACCGGTGCGTAGTCCTCGGCCACATGCCCAGAAATACGACGGTGCTTGTCCTCGGAGAACTGCTCGACCGTCATTTCTTCGTACATGAAGAGCATGGCTGTCGACCACGATGGTCCGCTCTCAACATTCGCAACCAGTCCACCAGGCCGTGCCATCATGTAGGCGATGTCGTCCGCCATGACGTCGCTGCGAACCACTGTCGCTCCACGCACGCTGGTGACCATCACCGTGTCTTCCACGATGATCTCGTAGCCATACAACTTGTTCGGCAAGCCGAACTCGCTGTAACGACCTTCCTGGTTGATCACTTCTTTCCAGGCGTCTTCGCTGCCCTTGATGTAGTCGCGAATCTCCTGACTCTCACCCACACGGGCAGCCGTCACGGGATTCATCACGAGCATCAAGTCCTCTTTGCGAACCACCGCCAGCGTGTCGATGCGGATCAGATTCGCCGCATAGTTGAGTGACCGTTTAATGTCACCACGCTGCGTGGTTGAGAGCTCCCACGTGCCGCTGTTTGTCAGGATCGACGGGGTGGCGATCACGTGCGTCGAGTCCCAGTTGTTCGTGTCGAACAGCACTTGATGCACGCCACGCGTACGGGCCGTCATGGCTTGCTGGGCCTTGGTTGCAGCACCCGTAGCGAGGATGTCCCAGTCCGCTTGCTTCTGCGACTTGTAGCCGATTTGGAAGTCGAAATCGAACCGCTGAGTTCGATAGTCGAGAAAGCGAAACTGCTCCCAACCCGCATTCCGTTCCGGGCGGTCACTTCCATCTGGCCAAACATGTTCGTTGAGGTTTCCGCCAACGATGCGACCGGCTTCCTCGGCCGTGATTTGTAAGTAGAGTCCGGAGTCTTTGGTCACTTCTCGGATTTGGATATAACGGTTCAGTGGGAACTTCTTGACGTCGCGTGAATAGTGGATCACCAGGTGACCCGTGGCTTCATGCTGACGAATATACGTGTTCGATTGACCGGGAAGTGTAAGTGTCCCGGCCGTCGACGCGAAGGATTGCGGCATTATCTAGTCTCCAGTTCAGAAAGGAACAAACGTCTTGGTAACGGGCACTTAAGCTTCCGCTGTCCAGGTGCCGGCATAGGCCACGAGGTCCCAGGTCCCGACGACCCGACATCGCCACGTGCAAACTTCACCCACGGCATCAGCTGACATGTACTTGCCAGCTGCCCCTTGCACACCGGTGCTTGGCAGAGCCATGGTTTCTAAGAGATTTGGGTCAACCCGCAGCTCTTGGGCCGCACCCACGCGCACGCTGACCTGGTAGCCCACGACAGCGGCTGGCAGACTCAACACCACCACGCCACCCGCGCCTACCGTCGAAATAACTTTCCCCAGGTCTTCCAGTTTGAGCGTGTAGTCCGCGGTCTTCACGAGCGTGGTTGCTGAGCGATTGCAGATCTCGTGATCCACAATCCGCACGCGGACTTTGCCACTCGCAGCCGAGGCACCCAAGGCATAGCCCAAAATCGGGAAGCCATGCACAGCTGGCTGTGCAAAGCTACTGCCATCCGGAGCGAGGAGATCGCCATTGACGATCGCCAGGGTGGTTGACACGTTGACTTCGCATTCCTCACCGGGTCCATAGACCCGGCAAGAGTTGCCAGCCTGCGCAGCAACATTCGTCCCGATCTCGGGAATGGGCGCGTAGATCCCGGCTTCGTGTGTCACGCCGACCGGAAACATTCCGAGCGTCGCGAGCTTGCACTGGTTGGGGTAGGCGGCGTCTTGCGCGACAATCACGCGTGGCATGACCGCAACGCCAGCGACCCAACTGTGATTCAAAGTTGGCATGGTTTCACCTCTTGTAAAAATGTCGTATTAAGAATCGCTGGCGGTTCAGTCAGGCGAACGGTTTAGGCGACAGTCCAGGTGCCGCTCTGGGCCACAATGCTCCAGTGTCCAGCGACTTCGCAGCGGAAGGTGGCGGTCTCCCCGACGGCGTTGGCGGTCGCGTACTGGCCAGCAGTACCTGGCACGCCAGTGCCCGTGGAAATCGTCTCGCTCCCGTTCGGATCCAGTCGCAACTCTTGCACAGCTCCCACACGGGCGCTGATCTCGTATCCGACCAGGGCGACCGGCAAGGCAATCGTGACCGTGCCAACCGCACCCACGCTGGAGATGACCTTCCCCAGGTCTTCCAGCTTGAGCGTGTAATCGGCGGTCTTCACGAGCGTGGTTTGCGAGCGATCGCAGATTTCGTGATCGACAATCCGCACTCGCGTGCGCTCGCCAGCCACGCTCGGTCCGAGTGCGTAGCCGAGGATTGGAAAGCCGTGCACGGCCGGTTGTGCAAAGCTGTTGGCGTCCGGAGCCACCATGTCACCATTGACGATGGCTAATGTCGAAGAGGTCTTGACCTGACACTCCTCGCCCGGTCCGTAAACGCGGCAAGCATTACCTGCTTGGGCCGCGTAGTTGGTCCCGATATCGGGGATCGGCGCGTAGATTCCCGCCTCGTGAGTGACACCCACGGGGAACATTCCCAAGGTCGCGAGCTTGAGCTGATTCGGATACGCAGCATCCTGCGCAACGATCACCGAAGGCATGACCGCCACGCCCGCAACCCAACTGTGATTCAAGGTTGGCATAGCCTAATTCCTCAAGTTGGAAACTAAATGTGGTAAAGGAACGAACGTGGCAGGCCGTCGCTTACTCGCGACCAGCGAGTAGCTTCTCTGCTTGCGCTTTGGCCTCATCCCAGGTGAAGCCAGGCTGCCCGGCATTGATCGCCTTGGTATGAATCGCAACTGCCGTCTTGGCCAACCGCGCGGCGTACTTGTCGTTGTGGCCTTCCCTGGCCGGACGCGAGATCTCCCCCAGTGGAATGTCGGGTCGCTCGCTGCGGCTGACCATGGCACTGCGGTGCGCGTACTTCTCCACGGTGGCCAGGTGACCCGCAAAAGCTTGTTCGCCCATCTTGGCGCCGCGTGAATACAGGGTGGCCTTGAATTCGGCATCCAGGTCGATGAAGTCGGGGTATTGACCGGCCAACCCCTGTAGAGCTGCCACGCGTTCGGCATCGCACTTTTCGCGCAACAGCTGATCCATTTGGGACGCCAGCCGACCGTGCTCCTGCACGAGCTTGTTGTGCGCGGTCTGGATCCGGGAGTACTTGGTAGCCAGGTCGCCACTCGCCACCATGGACCTCTTCTTGCTGCCCGCACGAGCGCCCAGGTAGCCAGCCGTCCCGGCAATGGTTGCTGGGTGCATGGCAATCTGAGCCGCCTTGGGGGCGATCGCTCGTCCGGCCTGAGCCAACGCGGGACCAGCCGCTCGGCCAGCTGCCATCAACGGCGCCACAAATCCCGGGCTGTTCTTCTCGGGCTTGTTGTCGTCTTCGGGTACCGGCGGCACTTCGCTACCCGTGTCCTCCGGCCCGCCCAAGTCTTCCTCGTCGGTGAACTCGTCATCGTCGACCAGCAGGTCTTGGACGTCGTTCAGGTCGCCGCCCTGCTCTTCCTCGCCGAAACCGCCACCGTCCGGTGCCGGTTCCAGACCGCCGCCTGCGTCCTCACCGCCCTCGGGACCGCCCTCGCCCTGTGCCATCAGGCTATCCAGGAACTTGAACTGCGGGGTCTCCGCCAGCGCGCTCAGTAACTGTCCGATGTCTTCGTTGGAAAGGGGCATGGATGCTCCTCCTGTAGTGGGACCAAATGTGATGAACAAACAATCGTGCAAGCCTCACCGTCGCGCGCGACTGGCGAGCTGTTTCTGGGCCGCCGCTTTGGCCTCATCCCAGGTCAGCCCGGGCTTGCCGGCATTGACGGCAGTGGTGTGAATCTGCACGGCCACTCGCGAGAGTTTGGCCGCATACTTGTCTTGACTGGCATTCTGGGGCTGTCTCGAGCCAGTGCCGCGGCCACTGAGCCGGGCGTATTTCTCGACGGTTGCCAGATGGGCCGCGAAAGCCCGCTGCCCCAGCTGGGAGCCCCGGGAGTACAAACTGACCCGGCATTCCTCGTCCAGGTCCACGAACGCCGGGTAGCGATCCGCCAGTCGCCGCAGCGCCGTCAGCCGCTGTCCATCGGCCCGCCGACGGAGCAGTTTCCCAACCTGTTGGGACAGCTGTACGTGGTCCTGGGCGAGTTGGTTGTGGGCACGCTGCAACTGCCCGTACTTGGCCGGCAAGCTACCGGTGGCGGCCAGCAGCGAATTGCGGCCTGATTTGCCGAGCATGTAGCCACCCGTGGCGCCCCAGGTCGCCGGATGGTTGGCAACCTTCATGGCGGTACCCCAACTTCCACCGCCACCACCTGCTGCTGCCGCTTTCGGTAATGGCGGTGCTCCAGCCGTGCGAATGGTTGGTGCTCCAAAAGCTTTCGCGGTCACCGGATTCGCTGTGCTGCCGAGGGCCGCCTTGCCGGCGCCACTCGCCGCGGCACCCCTGGCAGCAGTTCCGGCCGCGGCTGTACCCGCTGTCCGAGCTGCTGCGCCACCCAAAGCCGCGGCCGTCCCGCCAGCGGCAGCAGCAGTACCACCAGCAGCGGCAGTGCCGCCAGCCGCAGCACCAATAACCGCCGGAATAGCCGGCAACACATTCTTCTCAGGCTGTTCACCCGGACTGGCTACCGGCGGACCGTCACCGTCACCGCCACCGCCCTGCTGGCCCATCAAGCTCGACAGAAACTGGAACTGCGGCGTCTCAGAGATGGCCGATATCAACTGCTGAAGATCTTCCGGGGCGAACGACATGTCTGCAGCTCCTGTTTGCGGTGCGTATTTCTGCTGACCGGGTTTCTTGCCAGGTCCTTTGACCGGTTGTCGCAAGAACGTGTTGCTGCAACCGGGAGACGCGAAGGCCGGCGCCGAGTAGCGGGTGACGGTCACGCCGGCCTGCTGTTCGGCCCGATACCGAGCCGGCAGGGAGAGCCGGGGAGCCTCAGCACCCAACACGGCGATCGGATCGAAGTGCATGTGGATCGGGTCGTTGTCGAAGGTCCACAGCTCCACACTGCGACGGGGCTTCCGTTGCAGCTGGCCGGAGCAGTCCTTGAAGTGCCACTCGTCGGCGAAGATCCCCCAGCGAGGCTTATGGCGACCGAGCATCCCCAGTCGGTAAGGACCTGCGTAACCGACAATGGGAGGATCGGTCTGATCCGGATCTTCCGGGTTGGGAGTATGACCATCAACCAGCGGGGAAAAACCGTCGAAGTCCACGATCCGCTCGTTGCAGGTCCGCACGATCCGGATCATTGCCGGCAGGTCATAGTGCCGGAGCTCGCCTTCCGCGTTGGTGGTCTCGTGTTCGGCGAACAGACAAACCGACGGGTTGCTCACGTACCGGGCGCCACCGAACGTCCGGTGAGATATCAGAGCCGCCTCGGAAGGACCTTGCGACTGCGACCAGGCCGCCCAGATGGCCTGATTCCGCTCGTCTGGATCAGTAATCCAAGCACTGAGGAGCCGGTGGGCACGGACGATGTAGTGTTCTTCCGTTTCCGCTGGTTCGGGCAGTGGGATAGTGTTCTGCATACTGCGAAAAGTCCAAAAAAAAAGACCGGCCAGCAGACAGGGATGTGAGTCCCATTCTGCTGGCCGGTCTGTGTAAGATGCGGCCAAGGAGCTGCTTAAATTGTAGGACGGTTACTGGGCAATAAGGCCTGGTGCTGGTCGACCAGGTCCTCCATGCTTGTCGGTATCCCCTTCTTCCAAAAGATCGTGATGGTCATCCTGCCCGTAAAATCCGGACTGTACCTGAGCTCACGTACCGCGCGCTCGTTCAGCCGCAGCTGAGCAGCCCGGATGCCACCTGTCTGCAACTCACTCCTGTCTACTTTGGCGTCTATGGGGTTCTGCGTCAAGACGAAGTCCGCCAATCTAGCCCTTCGGGTCGACTGTAATCACGCCAGACGCGTTGCCGACCCATTTGATCCACTTGGCCTGGCCGAGACTCGGATCGATGTCGTTGCTGATCCCGGCCTCCACGACCTGGGCGGCGCTCGCGCGGGCGAAGCTCTTGTGCAACTGATACGTGCCAGTCTTGGTCGAAGAGACATAGGGGGTAAGCGACGTCAGGGAACTGCCAACCGGCACATGCATCTCGCCATTGCTACAGTTTTCCATGCGGAACGGCGTGCAGTTGGCGATGTTGGACAAGATGTCGATCTGTAAAGTCACGGTGGGCGAGCTTGTACGTTGAGCGTCAACCACGAGATGGTTCCTTTTGCAGAGATTCACGAAATCAACGAAGCGAAGCGGACAGCCAGCGAGTCAAGTCGATGAGTTGATCCATGAAGGCCTGTTGGTTGCGATTGTCGGTGTTCCCCACGTCCGGGAAGTCGACGTAGAGATCTTCTATCGCATCCCCAAAGGCCTTAATCGCAGCACGCAAAGCCGCCCGTACGGCAGCGTCAGCCGATACGGTATTTATGTCGATGCGGGTCGCGTCACTGTATACCATGATCACACTCCTGATTCTTGTAATCGCACTCGCTGGATTGCTCTGTTCAATTCAATCCGGACTCGCTTGGCAAGCCGATCTTGTCGAGCGCTGTGCTTGTGTTCCTGCAGGACCGGCAACTGCAACGGATCCGCTCCGACGGGGCTCTGTGGTGCCGCCAGTTTACCACGCAGCGTATCCACCACAATCTGAACTAGTTTTGACGGGATCGACTTCTCGCCATTGGATCCACCCTTGTCCATCCAATCTTGGGCATGCTTCTCGGCCGCCTGCCAGTTGATCTTGCCTGGCTCGACAACCCGCTGCGGTGCTCGGGTAGAAGCCACGTCCCGCACCAGCTTCATGTAATTGGGGTGGTCGACATTAACCTGCCAGAGCGGGTGTGGCTCCTTGCCGGGAACCGGTTTGGGGATCTTGGCCAGGTGCCCGCGGCCACACAATTGCGAGAACCGCGGCACGATCCCCAGCTTGTCGCAGACGGCCAAATACTGTTCCTTGTCATCGCCGTGGTGCTCCCGCGTGATCGGCAACTGCCAGTCCACTGTGACTTTCTTCGAGACCCCTCGTACGTTGACGGTGGTTGTGACCCGGTCGCCCTTGGCATGCCCGGGCGGCCAATGCTCATGCTGGAATCTCGAGAAGTCATCGTAGCCCAGGAATTTGTCGACGCTCCTGGGCACGGATCCGCTGTGGTAGGGGATCATCATGTCGATCTCAGGATCATCCAGGCCAGTCATTAGCGCGTCCATCGACGTGGCTACCAGCATTGTCCCCACTTCGCCTGGCCGCTGCCGGCGGGCCTGCATCGCCTCCGCCTTGGGGTACGAAAGCATGTCCCACACAGGCTTGCCGCCCTGCTTCATGACGTTTCCGTGGATGTCGTGTGCGTACCCCAGCGACAGGTTGAACTTGATGCCAGTCCCACCGAAGATGTCCAGGAAGGCCGGCATCCGCGTGTAGACGTGCGACATGCCTTGTTGGGCCTTCAGGTGAATCAGGAACTGCTCGACCTCCAGCACATGCCAAGCCCGAAAGTCGCTCTGGGAGTTCATCCGGAAGCCGCCCGACTTGTTGTACTCCAGGACCTTCGCAGCTGCCTTATCGTCCAGCAGTTGCTTGTCGTAGCTTGCCCAGCCCTTGGGCATGTTCGGCTTGAGCCCGCCTTGAATGCTCTTCGTGACCAGTTCCATGAACGCGGCTTGCGTTGGCGTCAGCTTGCCTTTGTAATCGCGCATCACGATGTCATGCACCACCGCCGGCTTGGACATCAGAGCCTTGATCTCCGGGTGAGTGCCGTACCTTTCGAGAGCTTGGAACAGCAATGAGAACTGGGGGCCTTTCTTTCCTTTTGGATTGAACCAGTAGAAGTGACCGAGATCTGAGTTGAAGACCGCTTTCATCGCGTTGGCGCGTTCCTTGGTCGTCGGTCGCATCGTGGCGATCCGCTGCCCAAGGGGCTTGGCTTGCAGCTCCAGCCATTTGGGATAGATGTCGTCCGTTACGGCCTTCACACCCTGCGCGGCGTTGTTGCGCGAGGACTGGCCGTAGCAGATATTGCAAGCCGATGTGAGGGACAGGTCCCCGATCACCATGTTGATAATCGACCGGGCTTCCTTACCGAAGATCGTGCCCATTTTGTGTTGCACAGCCTTGATCACCGCGTTGAGCAAATCCTGCCGCGGACAGATGGTTGTGACATCGAACGTCTCTTTGAATAAGTCATCGCTATTGACGCGGATCGGATTGGCTGGCTTGCCCGTATGCGGATCGATGGCCCATTCCGGTTCCAGCTTCCGGAAATCGCCGAAGATCCTGGCGGTCGCTTCCATCCCTTTGGCCAGCTCCGCCCGATCCTCGGCAGTGTACATCGCCTGCATCTGGAGATCTTCATTGAAGTTCTTGAGCCAGTCTTGCCAATCGCGAGTCGCGAACAACACGGCACTGGTGACAATCCGCCCGTCTTCTCGGATCCCAGACTCCGGCACTTCGGGATCCACGTCACCGCGTCCGATCGTGGCGTCCACGGGTTGGTAGGCACCGCCATAGACCGCCTGGTTGAGCATGTCAACGACCGACTGGCGACGTCGCTTGATCTCCGGCAGGTTCTGCTTGATCTGGTAGGCCGCATAGCCCAACAACGCCGCCTTGTGAGCGACCTTGGCCCAATTGGTCGGTTTATCGAAGGTCCCTTCATCCAGCCGGCGAAGCGTGTTCCGCTGCTGAGCGACCTTGTCCCCGAACAGGGCTCGAAAGAAGTCCGCAATTCGGCTGAAGACCCCGTGCTCTTCGCGTCCTTCGTCAACCCAACGCTGATAGGCATAGGCCATCTGCTCGTGCCCACCAAACTGCTGCACCTCGTCCGCGCTGATGATCTCCAAGTCCTGCAGGCCATGGATCAGCTCGTGATTCATCTCACCGTCGGAAAAGTCCGGCGCCAAGATGATCTGGCCGTCTCGGTAGGCGCCGGCGATCGACCCAACGTTCTTCATGCCCCCAGCTTCGGCACTGGCAGCCGCCGCCGCGGGGCTGGCTTTCCACAGCCGAGCCAGCTCACCCTTCTCGGCCACACGAATCACAATCTTCTGGCCGTTGACCTCGGCCAGCACACCACCGTGTCCAAAGCTGAGGTTGGCATGCTGGAGCATCCCCTGCTGCTGCAACCGCTGGAGGATATCCTGCGGCGTGTGCCCCAGGTGGGCCGTCTCGGGATCCGGCTCTTCCGGCGTGGCGTGCGAGCTGTCACCGGTCTCGACGGCTTTCCGTTGCCCTGCTGATGCCTGTTGCATGGCGCCGCCCGGGATCCATTGACCGGGAGGATAAAAGCGGCCCGCAATCGTCACTCCATGCGGCTTTGGTGAACGAGGTTGCGAGCCGCCATATTTTACCGGCTGTCCCGGTTGGCCGTAGAACGAGGGTTCCCGCCACGAATGCAGCGCAGTGCCCCCCATCGGCCGTGGCGTGGGTTGTTCAACGAACCGAGACAGCAGCCGGTAGTAGTTCGGATTCTCTTTGAGATGATCGCGGGCGATCTCCTGGGCCAGCCGCACATTGTGCGTATGCTCCATCTCGACCATCGTGCCCAACATCAGCCACTGGGGATCGAATTGTGACAACGGCACCCGATCCGCTCGGCCGCCGGGCACCATGTCACGCGTCGAGAACTTCTTCGCGGGGGTCCGGCCGGCCTTCGACGGCTTGGCATTCCGCAACAGCTCCCGATCGATCTCGTCTGATTCGATACCGGATGAATGCAGCACCTGCTGCACATCGTCGTCCGTGAGCACCTTGTTGATCTTCAGGGATCCGCCAATCAGCCAGGCCCCGCCATTCATCTTCGAGGTGTTGAAGCGGTAGTGGCCATCCGCAGGGACCTTGTCACGAATATCCTTCGTCTTGGAGGTATTGGCTTTATCCTGCCAGGGCTGATCGTCCGGGAGTTCGACCTCAGCCCAGACGCGTCCTTCCTGAATCGTCCCCGTCTTCGTGGACCGCAAGTGCGGCGCCAATGGCAAGACTCCGGCGTGCCAGCCGGGCCGGGGTGCGTAGCCCTTTGTCGGCAAGTGCTCGGCATCCATCCATTTGCCGACCGGTGTTTCCTCGTCCTTCCCGATGAACAACGGAAACAGCTTCCCCGGCTGACTCTTGAGCGTGCGAAATTGCTTGTAGGCTTTGACGGTCTTCTGGGGCGCCGGCTTCGTGCGCACGGCAAACCGGATGTCGTCATGCTTCGGATCGTAGGTCCCCTGGTTGCCGGTGGCTGACTTGATCTGTTCGGCCTCGAAGACCACGTAGGTGTTGCCGCGCCGGGACGCGTCGTAGAAGTCCTTGAACTTCAGTCCGTCGTAGCCGCCTTTGCGAGCCTGCTCCCGGATCGAACTGGCGACAGACGGCACGTTCAGCATCTGGTACAGGTCCCGGCCGCTGTACGGTAGCTCGGCAGGTGTCAGCTTGATCCCGTACTTGCCGAGGGCTTCGATCAGTTGCTTCGGCGAGACACTCCGCGCCCGCAAACTGGTCAAGTCGACCGGCTTCTTGATGCGCACATAGACCTGCTGCATCTGCGAGCCAACGCCCACCTTCGACGGCTTCCAGCCGAAATCGTTGCTGCCCTGTTCACTACTGGGGTTCTCTCGCAGGTCCCGCGCGATGGCCTGCAGCTTCGCCTTGTGCTTGACGATGTCGACAGCCAGGTCCTCACCGCTCTTCGACCAGTCGATCTTGAGCTCACTGAACTGCTGGAGGGCCTCGTGAGCCCGGTCCAGGTCCTGGGCGAAGCCGAGAGCCTTGCCACTGGCAATGTGTGTGAGTGAATACGCGTCGGTCAGCCCGGATATCTTGGTGATTGCCACACCAGGTACAGTCGTCTTCCAACCAGACTCGCTGTGCTTCCCGTCCTTACCAACTACCTGCACTTTGATGTTCGGTGGCTCGTCATGCTTCGGCAGCGGCTGATCACTGCCAGAGAACGCCTCCGCGAACTTAGGCGAGTCGCTGAAGTAGTGCCAGCCGATCTCGGACAGCTCACCACCTCCCCCGTATTTCGTGAAGGACTTGGACGTCCCGTGGTAGACCGGATCCTGGACAGTGCTATCGGCCAGGAACCGTTGCAACTCCGGTGACTTGGGACGGGTAGCAAAGTGCGGTTCTGGTTTCGCGTAGTACCGATCGATGTCAGCCAAGATCTTGGAAGACTTCGTGCCGGCTTCGTACTCGTGGTAGAACTTTCCGTCAGAAGTTCTGTCGTATGATTCGCTACTGGATCGCCACTCTCCCAGACCGTTCTCGAGCGATAGTACCACTTCGCCGTTGAGACTCTCGATAACTTTGCGCAACTGCGTACGTTGGGCAGGCGTAGGCGGTTTGAGAATGTCGAACCCACCGGCTTCCGGCATACAGCGGATGTAGCCCTGGTTCATCAACTCCTGCATGCCAGCCACACTACCAGCTTCCCGATGATCGAATGAGCGAACTTGCGGATCACCTCCGTGCTTAGAGCCTGAGAAGTCCAGAAAGCGACCGTCTGGATTGAGATAGCCGGCAGCCTTCCAGTTCTGAGTAAGTCCCAGCGAATTCAAGTGCCCCCACTCGACGTGCGACGTGCTGACTGCTTTGGCTTTCTTGCGATCATCAGCAGCGGTCTTGCCACCAGCAGCCTTATCGTAAGCTGCCTGCCAGTCTTCGTGAGTGAATCGCCCATCCTCGAACACGTGTCCCTTCTTCATGAGAGATCGCGCGTCCTCGCCACCCTTCACCTCATAGCCTTGGGACTTGAGGTGCTTGGACATGCGATTCAGGACATCACGCGACAGCTTGTCTGGATCGATCTCGTCACGGGTAGCGAAGCTGGTCCCGCCCTTCTCGGCGAACTTGCCGTCTTTCGCCCGCGGGTGCTCGTGCTCAGCCCACTTGGCCGCGTACCGCACCGGGAAGCCCCAGCCATCGCGAACACTGTACCGCTGCACGTGAATTTCTTGGGCCAGGCCGGAGTTCTCAACCAACGCCTGCAGGCTGCCCCAGATATCGACACCGGCATCCTCGCCATGCTCTACTGACTTCTCGAGATACTTGGCGGCCCGCTCGAGCTTCCCCTCCTTGGCTGCATCGTAAGCCTTGGTAGCCCACTGGCCAGCCAGGTCCAAGGCGTACTCCCAGCCCAACAGATCGGCTTGGATATTCTTCCAGTGATCGGCCATCTCGGTACAGTGATCGCTGGCTGCTCGACGTTCAGCCGCAGTCCACTTTGCCCCAGGCTTCTGGAGGTCAAGCTTCGGGTCTTCACTCCGCAGTTGCTCGAACTGCTTTATTTCCTGCTCATCACCATGACCGGTGGTGAGATAATGGCGGGCCGCATAGTACATCTGAACTTGCGCATCAGCACTGTTGGAGTCCCACTCCGACAGGTCAATGTGCAACGGGTAGTACTCTCCCGGCTTGCCGTCCTGCAGAATGCCTTCCACTTGAAACTCGATCGCCCGGTACAGATCTTTGAACTCATCGAAATCGAAACCGCCGGTGCTGGCGTTCGGCAAGACCGGCTCGACTTTGTCGAAGATGTCCTTGCGGACCAGTGCGAAATTCTGATGCGGATCGCTACCAACTGTCACAGCGATTCCCACGTAATTGGGATCACGCCGTCCCATGAGTCGCAATATCGACGAGTACAGCTTCTCGTGTGATTCGCTGGCACCGGTGAATGTGATCACGCCCTCGCGATGATCCATCAAATCCTTGACGCCACCCAGTACATGCTTAAGGATCTCGCGAGCGTGCCCGCCCTCTGTGGCGTTGGTTGTCCCTCTTTCCGAACCGAGCGGCCCGCGCTCAAACCAGTAGTTGCAGACGTGTTCATTGTTCAAGGACAAGCGATCGGAACCGAGCAAAGACGCCAGCATACTGCCTAGGTCCTCGTCGCCAGGACTGAACGAACCGAACCTGGCCGGCGTGTAGAACACGTGCACGGTAGACTCGTCGGGATCACCGGCACCCACATCAAAGGACCATTGCTGCCATTGCGGTCCGTATACCGACGCCTTCCAGTCGGGCTTGCCCAGCTCGTCTCGCACACTGAACTCGTAGTCGTCCGTCACAGGTTCCTTGTGCGACTTGCCTTTGCCGGCACCTTTGCCAGACCCTTTCGGTGCGAACTTGCCGTCATTCTTGCGAGGATGGGCCGACTCATCCCACCGCAGGCCGTGCTTGGTGACAGTCGCTACCAGCGTGACAGACTTGTCGGTCCAAAGAAGCTGTGCGTTCTGTGGCTGTGCTGTGGCGATCCGCATCAGGCCGGCCCTCCGATCGCCATCCGAGATGCTTGCTTGACACCCGGTCGCAAAGGATCTGGCATCGAAGCGGACGGATGAAGAACCTTGTCGCCAACCTTACGGACTTGGAACCGCATATTCCCGTCGCGATCCTCGCCCACCCACTTGACGTTCTTGCGGCCGAACTTGACCTCCAGATATGCCATGTAGGTGTCTTTTAACACAGACTGGACCTGTTCGAGCGGGTAATGGGCGCCAGACAACTGCCTCGACCAGATCGCCAACGGGATGTGCAGCTGAGCCTGCTCGTTATCCTCAAGACCATCGAAGAAGTCGTCAACAGCTCGCACAGTTTCTTCACCCATGTGCATAGCCCCACCCCGCTGCTTGTTGCTTTGCACCGTGGGGCTTCTGTCGAGCAGGAATTGAGCGATAACAGTAGCCGCCCCGATAGCTCCAGACACTATCAGGCCCTTTTTCAACTGATGTTGCAGCTCAGCTTTCGCGGCCAACAGTAAACTAGGCTTGCCATTGGCCACCGCCTGTTCCCCACGTGCGGCCATTTTCGGCTGCCCCTTAGCCGGTGGCGACTGATAACCACTGAGGACTTTGGCAATCTTGGCTTCCGCTTGTGCCCGGATCTCTCGCAGGTATTGTTTATGGGCCTGTTTCACCCTGGCCAGGATCTCATTAGGCGTCGGGTTGTCTCCGGAACTCATCCACGCCTCGAACTCCGGACGCTGGTCCATGTCCAGACCCTCGAACTCGTGCGGCCAGTACTCCTGCATGTCACGCTTGTGACCCGCGACCGTGCTGGCGAGATGTTTGTCTCGCTGTGCCTCAATCTTGGCGATCTTGCGGGCGTGCCGTGGTTTTATGTTGGCCGGCAAGACGCGGCCGCCCTTTACACTGGCTCCCTTCCGCGACTCGCCACCACCCTTCGGAGCGAATTTTCCGTCACTCTTACGCGGGTGCAAGCTCTCATCGAATCTGGCTGCGAACTTACTCACCTGCGTGGCGATCCGCTCCTGCGTATCTCCTTCGGCCAGCCAGGCCTTGAACTGATCGATTGTCAGGGACGTGACTGGCCCGACCTTCCAATTGTCATCGTACGAAGATCGGTAAGCGCGCACAGCCTCGTTCTCGTTGCGGAAACCCAGCATGACCTTGTGTTCATCGAACCGTCGGCTCAACGGTCCCTTGTGCTGGTCGATGATAAACAGCACCTCGCTCTCCGGATGATCGCCGACAAACACATCCATGTGATCTCCGTCTTTGTCGGTAGTGCGACGAATGTAGCCGTAATGTGCCCCCATCACCGGCCATTGTGGCTTGCGACGGTGCCCCTTCGGTGTTTCGATCGAGATCTCCAGACCGTGGATCCGAACGTGCCCGAGGCGATAGTTGCCCACCTCACGCTGCGGATCCGAGGGGTCAGGGTGCGCACTCTTGGCCGCGAACTCGATATCAGCTGCCGTCACACTGTGCTTGGATTTGGATCCACCGTCGTTGGTGCCCTGCTGCGGCCCAAACGTCGTCGTCGTGCTGGGTAGCCGTTGACCGCCTGGCTGCCCTGGCTGCGGGTTACCATTGGCGCCCCGCTGAATTGCTGGATCGTTCTGCTGGGCCATCGCCTGCGACTGCATCTGCTGTTGCTGCTGCTGAGCCTGCATCTGCTGCCCCAACTGCGCCAGTTGCACCTCGCGATCCAGGGCCACGTTCTGCAGCACTTCCTCGTCCTCGTCCGGCATGCGTGCCCCGATCAGTCCCAGCAAGTCCAGGGCGGGGATCTTGGCGCCCATGCCAAAAGCAGCTGTCCAGGCCTGCATCTTGGAGGCCATGTCATCGGCCTCGGTATCCAGCTTGAACAGCAATTTGATGTGCCGCGAGCTCGGGAAGTTGAACAGCTGCACCTGCCGCACGATGTCGCTGGTAATTGTTTCCTGCAACTTCATCGCGTCGTAGCGCACAATGTCGGCGTAGGTCGCCATGTGCGCGTCAGCCACACCGCTACCCAGACCGGTAGACGCGGCTTCGCTCGTGAGGACCTGGCCGAGGATGTAGCGCTTGATCTTGTGCGCGAAGTAAGACGTAATCAAGCCCATCAGCGCGTCGAGCCCAGCGAAACCAGGTTCGATGACCTCGACCGTTTGCAGGTCGGCCATGTCGCCTGGTTGCACAGGCACGAGCAGTACCGCTTTGTTCGAGCGGTTCTGCGCGGCATCGATCGTCCGCTTCTCAGCCTCCGGATTGCCCGCCGGAAAACGCCAGATCTCGATACCATGCGAATTCCGTTCAATGAAGTCCATGGCGTTAGACAGCGTCTCCTGCATCATGTACCAGGTCCAATAGATGCGATCTCGAATGCCCACGCCATGGACTCGCCCCATATCGCGAGTATCGTAATACTCGCCATCTTCGATCATGTGTCGGTGCAGGGCAGTGTTCTTGCGATCGAATTCATCGAGCCAGAAGACACGACCGAACTGCGAGGTCGTCTCCACCTTATGTCGCTGTTCACCCCGAAAATCCGTGCCATCAGTCTGCCATTGCCAAGCCATGGATATGCGTAGGCCGATCTGGTCGTAGGAGTAACGGCCTGTCCCATCGTCGTAACGGAAGACGATCTTATCTCCATGACGCGGTGTCCAGTGCTTGATGTATTGTCGCCAGTAGCCATTGATCGGGTCAGTTCCATATCGGTGACTGGTCAGGTGCCGACCGTACCACAACGCCTCCAGTAAGTTGCGGCGCAGTTCCATGAAGGACCATGTCTCGTCGAGGATCGTGGTCACCTTGGTGGCCAGGTCCTTGGCCGCCTCGTCCTTCGTATCCCGCGGTTCCACGTGCCACTGCAGTAGACAGGTCCCGCGCTGGCGAGCCTCTAGGCATTCCATGATCCCCGTCTCAGTACGCATGATCTGGGCGTTCTGCCTAGAATCACGCAGGGCCTCGTCGTACCAGGGGTAAGTGCTGCTGACGGTCCCGATCCGTCCGGCCACGCTGAAGATATGCGGTAAGACTTCCTTGCCCATCTGCGGCGGCATGCCTTTGACCAGGCCAGCTGGATCGCGCGCAATCTTGGCCAGGAAACTGGCGGGCAAATTAGCCGGCAAGCCGTGTAGTTCGCTCATGGTTCGACCTTACAGGTGGGTTAGGCGCCTCGAGCGGCAACCTCGAGGATCTTGGTCGTGATCGAAGCGTCCGTGCCAACAAACCGAAATCGCACGGTGTACCAGCCGGCTGTCGGGAAAGCTGCAGCAGGCGCCAGCCAGTGCAAATTGTAGCCCTGTTCACTGCGTTGATCGTTGGTGTCGTCGTCGAAAGTCACGTCCGTCGTAAGCGGATTGGCATACAGGTACGTGGCCACGACCAAAGACGCGTTCGTGTACGTGATGGTGCCGCCCTGCTTGGTGACCTGCACTGCGATGCTCGCCACGTTGCTGGGTGCGGCGATCGCGCCTGACGTCAGCCGCACCAGCACTCGCAAGTTCGGCGTGTCACCGGCGCGACAGTTACTGCGGATCGGTAGGGATTCGTCAATCATGGTCTCGCATGTCCTTATCCGAAATCACCACACCAATCATCGCCACGCACCACCGGCCAAATTGCAGGTGCTTGTTCGATCAGTGCATCCTCTTCCATGTCCAGATCCAAGGCACATCGTGGTGCATGTCGTCGACACAGCCCGCTCTGTAGTCCAGCGGGCATGTCTGGACTCTGGTCTTCTTTCTGCTCGAAGAAGTTGCATTTCGCACACACCGATTTGCGAATAGCCATGCTGTCCGACATAGATTCTTTCTGTATTCGCTCGATCTCGAATTTCACTACGAGGTCTCGCAGTCGATCGCTGATCACTGCTCCGCGATGCTGCAGGACATCCTTCTCGGTAACAGTCACGGAAGTCCTGGACTCACCAACGCGCGCCTCGAAGAACACATTCCGGTTTCTCATGTCCGTAGATTGATAGACAATGGATTGTTCCAGCAACCTATCGTACAAATCACGACTATCCACGACCTCGATTGGGTGCCCCACGATTCGATTCCCCTCGATTCGGTTCCCCTCGATTCGGCAGAAACTCACGACTCGGCAACGATGACCGCTGCCACGTACCCCGCCCCCGATGCGGCACTTGCACGGACCGACGGAAATATCCCTCTTCGGTCACCTTGCGCGGGATGTAGATCTCCTGCCGCGTCACCAGCGTACCACCGACCAGTTCATAGGGGTGTTGATGTCCAGAGATACTACCTCGCGTCCGCAGATAATCCCACACGGCCCCGCCGGCGCTGGCAGCCGCCTCTCGCGAGAAACTCCGGTACTGCTGCAACGACACGCCGTAGAAGGCGTACGTAGCGCCGGCCGCACTGCTGGCCTTCTTCATCCCCGGGTGCCAGGCCAGAAACGTCACATACAATGTGCCGAAATTCTCAGTTTCTTGGGCGAACGCGTAGGAATACACGTTCGACGACGAAACCTTGACCTCGCTCTGCACGAGCCAGTCCGTGGCGGCCTTGTTTCCCCACTCCCGCTCGCCCTGGTCCTCAGATTTAGCCTCTCCAGGACGTGCGATCTGATACCCAGCACTCTGCAACAGTTCCTGGGCGGCGGCCAACCCCCGTGCGTAGCCGGCGTGCCCGCGTTGCACCATGGCTTCGCCGCCCATAGCTCGGATCAAGTCCAACGCAGCATCGAAGGCGGATTGCGTGTAATTGCGGGTCGAACCTTGTGCCAGGGTAGAACGGATCACATCCCCGATCGGCCCGAGCAGCCCCAGTAACCGGTTCAACTGGTCGCTCTGTTCGTCCTTCTTGCCGTACTTGGTGACCCGCCCGTGCGCGAGCTTGTCCATCAGGTCGCGGACCTCTGGCGAGGTGATCCCACGCATCATCCGCGAGACATTCTGCTGCCCCGGGCGCCCGCTGACTATCTTCCTTAAGCTCTTCTGCAGCCCGGCGGTCGGATGGTGGACGAAGGTGCGTCGAGCCAACCGTCGATCGGCAGCTGAGGCCTTCGTGAACAGAGCAGAACCCGCCATCACGCCACCTTTGGTACGAACACCCTGCCGTAGCCTAGCTCTTATGCGGTCGGTCGAATAGACGAACTTCAGTTATGCCGGAGTCCGACGTAGACGGCCCGGAACGTCTGGTGGATGTAATTCAAGCTGGCCCGGGGTGTCAGATCTTCCTCGAATTCGTACACGTACACCCATTGCCCACGCACCACCATGTACCGACTATGAGCCAAAGCCTCCCCTTGCGGGAAGCGAATCACAATTTCGGCGCCATCCTCCGGACCTCCCTGGAACCGTACCAATACGGGAGCGAAGGGTGGCGAGGTGACTGGACGAGAAGATTTACTGTCGCGTTTTTCCATAGTCGTCATCTCCTTTGTGGTAGCCGCGCGTGCGGAGGCGCTTCGCAGCCGACTCATTGAGCTGGATCCCGAATTTCGTCTCGCCAACCCGACTGGCCTCGACATTGGTCCGCGTGATATTGCCACCCACGGCGCCCGTGAGGGATGCCAGCTTATTCAGGGCACCGGAGGTGGCGTCCACCATGTCGTCGTGCACATATTCAGGAAAAGAGCACAGTTCTTCTAGCCAATCCTCGTTCCACGATCCGCGTTTGACCCATACTCGTCCGTTCTCAGCTTGCGACTGCAGTGGTCGCGCGCGTACCACCTTCGCATCACCCGGTAGTGTTTGGTGACCTTCATGGCGTTTGCGAATGCCGGTAACGCGGTCCACGTTGACGGGGAATCTAGCCAGATTGACCACGGCCTG